GCCGTGTCCCGAGTGGTATCATAGCTGATGGGTCGAGCGATCGCACAATAGCTATCAAGGGGCGCGGTCGAAACGGTTGCGCAGCCGCTCATCGCGCAGAGGGTCAGGCACAGCGACAGCCGCCTCGCCCAGTTCGATCTGGTGCTGCACAACATCAGCCGCCTCCTCTATGGCTTCCTGTCGTCCCTGCTGCTTCCAGCGCTCCATATCGAAGTAGGCAAACGCCCGCTCGATCAGCGCCAGCAGGGACGACAGGAACTTGATCACTTGGCGCGTTCTACCAAGACGACGGCGACCAGACCAGCAACGGCAGCAACAGCCGACGATGCAGCGGCATAGAGGTCGCTGGAGATGCCGAAGGCCAGCGCCAGACCCGATAGGCCCGCGTAGGTCGATGGTTCTTTCAGGCGGTTCAGAGCGAAGTTTACGATAGACATGTTCAAGTTCCTTTCGGGTATTGCTTCCAAGGTAGTTCCCAGTGCGGGCCGTCCTTGAAAGTGCGCCAGTCGCCGCCCCAAGTGAGCGAGACATTTTCGGCCACCGCAGCGGCCTTCACAATCTTGGCCAACCGATGATACAGCGGCCAGTCCCAAGATACCGTATCGCCCAGCATGGGCGCAAGATCGACGGCGTGGCCGGTCAAGTGGCGAGAGTTCAGCGTCTTGGTGGCGCCGTTCTTGAGCAACACCTTCTGGCGCTCCAGCGTCCGCCGTCCCTCCAGCACCGTAAAATCTAAGTCAGACAGCGCCGCTGCGCGCTTGACGACACGCACCAGATCAGGATGCACATCTTGCAAGCGTGACAGCGAGCGAGGGCCGAGAACGATGCTCATCAGTTCATTTTTACGATGATGCCGAGAAGCAGCATGATGATCGCCCCGGCCACAGTAAGCCCGACATTCTCCAAGCGTTTCAACCTAGCGCACAGACCGTCGTAGCGTATCGCACACACTTCCTCGTGGGTCTGAAGGCGTGCTTTGGTTTCGTCGATTTCGGCCATGTCGAGTTCCGTTACTTGAGGTTGCGGAGTTTGTAGATCGCCGACAGGTAGACGCCCGTCAGCGTGTCGATCAGGTTGGCCACGGCGCGGTTGCCCTGACAGATGCCCTCGTGGTTCTCCTCGATCCACGCGGCGTCGGCCTCGAGCAGCTTCAGGACGTCGCCCTTCGGCGTCTCCGGTCCCGGGATGTTGCCGATCAGGTCGAACGCGCCCTGATACGCCTCCACGAGGTCGTCGATGGCGTCGATGACGTTGTCGTAGAAGGTGCCCAGCGCCTTATGCTTGGCGAAGCTGCCCGTGCCGGTAGCGCGCCAGTGCTCGAAGTGGGCGACGTTGCGGGCATAGAAGACCCGGCTGATCAGTTGTTCAATCATCTTTCATCCTTCAGTAGAACAGCGCCGGCGGCGGGGGGATAAAGCACCGCCAGCGCTGCCACAGCCCGAGGGGAGCACTCCTCGGGTGTTCATGGCGCGAGGGGGGTGTCCGGTCGCGGAAACTGGAGAGCGATAACTTCCGGCTGCCGGGCGGGCAGACGGTACGGGTCGTACTGGTCGATGTCGTCCTTGCAGACGCGCAGCCCCGGGTAGTTCGGGTCTGGGTACAGGTCGTCGAGGCTCATCTTGCGGCTGCACCGGCCGCAGATGCCGATGCCAAGCGTGCTCTTGCCTCGGGTGTCGAGAAAGACCGGCATGGGGCTACCTCGTGTACGGTGAGATGTTGGGAGCGATCATCATCGGCGAGTTGTCGCGTTCCTCGGCCTGCGCGATCGCCAGCGCCTGCGCGGCCTTGCTGTCGAGCATCGGGAGGATCTGCGGGTCGACCTCGATCATCTCCATCGCCATCTTGGCGGCCAGCATGGACACGATAGCCTCGTACCAGCGCTGCGGCACTTCCACTTCCTGCGCCATGGTGCCGACGTCCATGATGTGCCGCTGGATCCACGTGACGACCTGATAGACGGTGGCCTGCGCGTTCGGCACGGGCCACAGGTTCAGCACCGGCGACTGCGCCTGACGGTCGAGCCAGAACTGAAGGGGCCGGTTCGACTGGAACGTCTTGTTCGGCAGGTTGGTGTAATCGTCGCGGTTCATGCGCGCCATGGGGATCTCGGTCGGCGTGTTGCCGAGGTAGATCTGGCTGAAACCGAGCGTGCCGGTGATGGCCACGACGCGGAAGTATTGGGTGGCGACGCTGCTGTTCAGGTCGAACCACGTCCATTGGCCGGCGGCGGCGGTCTGGTCTTCGTTCTGAATGATGGTCCACGTCACGTTGTCAATGCTGCGCTGCAGCGATACGGGGACGGCTGCGGCGGACCAGAGGATGCCCACCGTGCTGACTGCGGTGGCGGCGGAGGCGCTGCCGAAGTTCACTGTGCGGCTCGTCGAGGTGTCGGTGTTGGTGCCGGTCACCTCTTGCAGTGAGCGCAGGTTGGTGTTGAGCAGGTCGACCGTGCCCGTGTAGGTCGTAATCGTCGGCGTGCCCTCGTACAGCGGGAAGATGCACTTCTGGATGCACCACAGCGGCACGCCCTGATTGGCGAGGTCCGACAGCAGCAGGTACAGCATGTCGTTGGCGATGCTGATCGTCTCGGCCGTGATCTGTTCCGCAGGCACACGGCAGCGGCGCACGGCGTTATCGATAACGCGCTGCGTCGTAAACACCGTCTGCGATACCGTGTTGGAATAGGCCATGTCATTGTGCTCGCTGTATCAGGGCAGCAGCTTGCCACGGCGGGCGAACATTTCTGGCAGTCGCAACATACCAAAGATCGCTCGCTGTGTAAACTCTACTGGAAGGGCATCGGTTGTCGTACAGATGTAGATAGGGGCATGGCACCGCGCGCCGCGTTCGGCGCTGGCGGCATAGGCCCGCGCGGACCCGGGACGACGCTGCTGCCTCCGGGGCGCACGTCGTTCGGGTGGAACGGGTACAGGTAGGCAAACGTGTTGTAGAACGCGTTCGTGTTGACGAACAGGGCCGGTTCTATGACTTGATCATAGCTTAGGGCCGCCGTGTAGAACGTGTTCGTGTTGACGAACAGCGCGGGGGCGATCGTGTACGCGGAGGCGACTGTCGGGCTGTAGAACGTGTTCGTGTTCGTGAACAGCGCCGGCAGCAGTGTGATCGCGCCGGGCGTCACCGTGGCGCTGTAGAACGTGTTCGTGTTGACGAGGAGCGCCGGCAACAGTGTCACCGCTCCGGGCGTCACCGTGGCGCTGTAGAACGTGTTCGTGTTCGTGAACAGCGCCGGCAGCAGTGTCACCGCTCCGGGCGCGACTGTCGGGCTGTAGAACGTGTTCGTGTTGACGAACAGCGCCGGCAGCAGTGTGACTACGCCGCCCGTGACTGTCGGGCTGTAGAACGTGTTCGTGTTCGTGAACAGCGCGGGGGTAAGTGTTACCGTTCCGGGCGCAACCGTCGGGCTGTAGAACGTGTTCGTGTTCGTGAACAGTGCCGGGGCGAGTGTCACCGCTCCGGGTGCAACCGTCGGGCTGTAGAACGTGTTCGTGTTCGTGAACAGCGCCGGCTGCAGAGTGACGCCCGACAGCGCCGCAAACGGTGCTACAGCGAAGGAAGTAAAACCAAACATATAGCGCTACCTCCTTTCTAACTGCGACACAGGACTATATCACGTAGTGGGTGGTTCGGGCCAGACCCGGCTGATGAGCTGCTCAATCATGGGGTTTCCTTATGCTGCGCCGAAGGCCACACCTCGGCCAACACCAGTAGGCAGCGTAGCCGGGGCAGCAAACTTCGTACCAAAACCAGAGCCAGACCAAGGGTAGGCCGAGATGATGGAACCGAAGTAGTCCGATACGGCGATGGCATCGCCCGTTGGGCTGAAGGCTACACCACTCCCGGTTACTCCCGGCAGCGTAGCCGGATTAGCGAACTTAGTGCCGAAACCCGAGCCAGACCACGGGTAAACGGATACATAGGGCGAGTTAAGGTGCGCTACAGCGATGGCGTTGCCCGCTGGACTGAATGCTACGCCGTTACCAGCGCCGGGCAGTGCGGTAGCCGGATTAGCAAACTTCGTACCGAAACCGCTGCCGCTCCAAGGGTAGGCCGAGATGAAGGGTGAGGTAGCGTGACCTACCGCGATAGCGTTGCCAGATGGGCTGAAGGTTACGCCGTTGCCATCTCCCGTAGGCAGCGTAGCCGGATTAGCAAACTTAGTGCCAAAGCCAGAGCCAGACCACGGATAGGCAGAGACGAATGGCGTCGTAAGGTGCGCTACAGCGATAGCATTGCCAGATGGACTGAAGGCTACGCCTCGGCCTTGGTCAGTAGGAAGCGTAGCCGGATTAGCAAACTTCGTACCGAAACCCGAGCCAGACCACGGATATGCGGAGATACGAGGGCTGCTAGATGACGCCACAGCGATGGCGTCGCCCGTTGGGCTGAAGGCTACACCACTCCCGGTGCCAGCTGGCAGCGTAGCTGGATCAGCGTATTTAGTGCCAAAACCCGAGCCAGACCACGGATAGGCGGAGACGAATGGCGAAGTTTGGTGCGCTACGGCGATAGCGTCCCCTGCGGAGGTAAACGCTACGCCTTGGCCATTACCAGCTGGCAGCGTAGCGGGGTCGGCAAACTTCGTACCAAAGCCACTGCCGCTCCACGGGTAGGCGGTGATGAAGGGCGAAGTTTGGTGCGCCACGGCGATAAACTGTTGCTTGTTCCCCGCAATCGGCCACAGCCCCTGCTTCGCCCAATACGCCGCCTCGGCAAGCGTCCACACGCCCGGAGCCGCACCGTTCTGGAACGGGCCAGCGGGCGTCACAGGTGTCTTGCGGATCAGGCCGCCGGGCCAACGATTGCTCATTAGCCCGCAGTCGGCCAGACGACGTTAAACGGGTCACTCTGGCTATTCGGCAAGTCGCGCAGTGCTTGGCGGTAGACGGCCCACTGGAGGTTGTCCACGGGAGCGTCGGCAAGCTGCGTCCAGTCACACGCGGCCAGCTTGGCGTTGCGCTCGGCACGCACGGCAGACCACTGTGCGGCGGTTTCGTCGGCGGTGATGTCCGCCAGCGCCCAGCGTTCGAACCACA